ATCCATTTCATTTGCTAGTTCTTGAAGCCGTTCTAGTAGCTCAATCCATCGCTGCAATTCCTGCCACATTTCGCCTGCTTCACTCACGTTTACCCCCTCAGAAGATGTTTTATCAGAAGTCAGTTCGTCGCCACCGGATTAAAATTCAGTGGATTCATGGTCGGCACGGTCAAGCTGCCAAACCCGTTGACGCCGCCCATTGCAGAGGTCACCTTCGCTTCCACGTCCGCCTTCTTCTCATCCATCATCTGCTTGATGTCATCCTCCGTCCAGTTCGCCAGCCCCGACTGCGCCAGCGTCCGCAGTGCCGCCCGCTCGTAGCCCGCATCGTTCAGCAGCTTGTACAGCATCAGCACGTCACCATCGTTGCGCATCTCTGCCGACTTCCAGCGCGTGTTCAGATGGTCGATCACCGGTGGTACGTGAAACCCGAAAACGGCCTCTTGCGCATTCGCCAGATAGATCACATCTTCCCAACTATTGCCGATCTGCACCTGCGCCCGCGTCAGCTTGCCCAACATGCCGATCTCGCGCTGCTTCAGCGCTTCCCCGCTGGATGAGTCGCCGCCCATCTGGCCGGGCAGCGGCGTACTGCTGATCACGCCGATCTGGTTGATGATTACCTCGATCCCTGAAATGATCTGTGACAGATCGCCGCCCTGTATCCGCTCCAGCTTGGACGAATTCAGATAAGCCGCTTGGGCTTGGGCGTCCTCCGTGTTTTGCGGAACCACGACCGCGCCATTAGAATCCACCAGATTTTTAAGGATGGTCATGCCCGGTGTCAGCCCCTGCGGCACGTTGACATTCACGCCGAAGAAGATGCTAAACGCCGTCAGCCGTCCGGCCATCACCAGATCGACCAGCTGCGAATTCAGCGAGTCTTGCAGCGGGATGATGTTCACCAACTCGCTGATCCCGCCCTTGTTGTAAAACGGAATGATCGGCACACCCGGCGCGTTGCCATAAACCGCCACTTCTTCCGGAGTCGAATCAATCGCCACGATCGACTCGCCGTCCTTGGAATAATACTTGTCCACACGGTTCTGATAATAAATATTCACACGCCTGTACAGGCTGATGTTCGTCTCGCCTTCCACCTTCTGTTCAGGCGTCGGTGGCACGTCGTACCAGATCTTAATGGCCGCGGCGATCTCCGAGCTGCCCCGCTTATAGACCACGATCACACCCGTGTCGCCGTCATACGCATCCTCTTGGTAGAAGCACTCGCGTTGCAGCGCGTCATCATATTGGACGCTCACGAACGTCAGGCCATCCCGCAAATAGGCCACGTGAATATCACTTTGCAGCCCATCGAACCGGTTGTATTCGATCAGTTCGTCCACCCACTCTTGGGCTGGATCAACCGCGTCTGGTGAAAGATTTGCATCGGTGTTTGGGTTCCCTTCCCCTGTCGCTATGGGGGAGGGTTGGGGTGGGGGTACTTGCGGGTTAGGGGTATCCGCGCTCTTCGCCTCGAACTTGGCGACGGTCAGCCGGTCGGCCATCCGGTCGATGATCAGCGCGCAGTAGTTGATGTTGTAGCGCTCCAACTTTTCATCGCTGATGTTCAACATCTTCTTCATCTCAGCCGTCAACTGCATCCGGTGATAACCGTTGTAATAATCGCGGCACAGCTTCACCAGTTCGCCCTGTTCCCGCGTCTCATCCTGCCACGTGGATGTGACTAGCCCTTGTCCCATCAAAATCGCACTGATCGCCTCAAGCATAATGCCCCACCTTATCCTCGACTCGCCAATCGAGCCGCTTCTTCACCACCTGCACCGCGAAGTACCGCAGCGCGTCCATCAAGTGGAACGTGGCCTTGTCTTTAATATTCTTGGTCACTTCGCCGTTCTTAATTTCGCGGCTGTAGGACATCATCTCGTCAATCAGATCCCGCAGATCGTCCATAATGTACAGCCGGTGCTGGCGGATGAGCTGCGTCACGCGGTCAATGCCTTCCTCGACGTCCATCGTATCCGGCTCGCGTACACCTGCCGCGCCCGCGCTCTTATAATCCTCGCGCCAGTACTTCTCCGACTTTGCGCCTACTGCCCACCAGATAACGCGCTCACCACTTTCGCGAGCGAGCGTCACATCATCCCGCGCGTGTTCCTTGGCGTCGCGCCGCTTGCCGCCCTTCACCGCCCGGTACAGGTAATACACATCCTCTTTGGGGTCATGCGCCACCCACACCTTGCCCGGATTCACGATGCCCGGATCAACCGCCACCATACGCGGCCACTCGCCGGGGATCACAAACCTCTTCACCTTATGCCCGCCGTCCTCACGCAGCGCGTCCACAAAGTCCTCGTAAATGGCTGCCGGTGGCCGTCCGAATGAACCCTGATAATCCAGCGCGAATTGATAGGGCTGCATATTGCGTTGCAAACTCTCATATTCGGCTTGGCTGAACAGCGGATTCACCGTGCTGATGAAGTTGATCACGTCAATTTCAGGATCGCCGTTTTCCCAAGGATCATAAATTTCTTTCTTCAGCCAGTTCATTTCATAAGGCGTGGTGGTGCCCAGCGCCGGGCCTTCAGCCAGTGACAACCGCCCGCGCACGTCTTTATAAACCGTGTTCTTGTACAAGCCCGGTTCATCCATCCACGCCGCCTTGCAGCTTGCCGATTGCATCCCCGCTTCTGATTCCGCCGTTCGGAGGATGATGCGCGTGTGCATCTTTTCGTGGTCGCTGGCCGTGACAGCGCCGAATTCGCCCGTGTCGAGATCGCACAATTCCAGCACGCGGTCACCCGCCCAATACTTGGCAATGCCCAGATCGTTGACAAAGAACTGTTTGAGCGCAGGCAGCAGCTTCAGGATGAACAGGTCAGCCGTCGCGCTGATCGCCAGATAGTCGCCTTTGCCATGTTCCAATATTTCACGGAACAACCACAGCGGGCCAAAAATCGTTTTGCCGGATTGCTTTCCGGCGATCATGAACACGAAGCGCTTGGGACTGTTCCATGATCGCATCTGGCCGGGATGCAGATACATGTGGACGATCTTTTCCGCGCGATTTACCGTGTACAGTGGAAAGAACGGTGCAGCCGTCGCCTGATCATGGACTTCGATCTGCCACTGCTTGGGGGCAGGGGGATCAACGCCGTACATTTGCTTATAGAGTTTGGCCGCGAATAGCCGTTCCGGGGTTTGTTGCATCACGTTTCAGAAGGGGACTTATCAGAAGTCAAATGCGGAATAATTCTGCGATTTCACGCTTGCGTCGTTCCTCAAGCGCCTTATCAAAAGGTGAGACACCTTCATCGTAATCGCTGTTTTGGAGTAAATAATATTGCATATGTATTCCCTCCAAACTATCGAAGCGATATGGATAAACCCATCCGCACCTTGGGCATTTCATTTTTTCATAGTACGGCCCATCAGGAACGACATCAAAATCAATGCCACCCTTGTCGCATTCGGGACAATAACCGCCTGATTCGATTTCACATCCGTTTATATCAAGGTTTAGCCACGCCATTCTTATCCCCCCTGATTCACCATCGCCGCTAGATTCTTGATCACTTCCGCCACATTCAACCCCGCCGCCTTGATCTGCTCCAGCAGTTCCGGCGACACATCCAGCAGCCCCGCACCATCCGCGCCGGTCACTTCGCTGCGCTCCACAAACCCTTCATCTTTACCGAAGGTCTTCAGCACAAACATATACGCCCGCTGATGCCCATCGCTCGCCTTGTCTTCAATGTCATCCACCAGTGCGCTTGTAGCCTTGCCCACCAATTCCGACTTGGCCGCGTCGAACAAGTCCACCAATTCCGGCCAGCGTTTGAAGGCATTGTCCACCGTTTGGCGGCTGCACTTGGCGTTCATTGCCACCAGCGCCTTCACGCCGTGCGATGCTTGAATCGCCTTTTCAAACAGTTCCTTCGGATACAGCGGCTTGTCCTCGACCGTCGCGCCCTTCGCCTTCTCAAACGCCGCCTTCAGTTCAGGGATTTTCAAGTAACTATAAACAGTGCCACGTGAGCAACCTAATACATC